CTTCTCATATTTTAATAACTCTATTATGGCTTTTGGCTCTGTTGCATAAAAATCATTCTCTTCTCTTTTTCCTTCTGAATGATTTGAAGCTCCTAATGTTGTAAATATGTTATTACTCATTATCTTACCTCCTTATTACTCTTTACAAACTGTTCTAATGGTGACAACTCACTATCTGCATTTTCCATTTGTGGTAACTTAGCTCTAGATTTAGCAGTTAATCCAAATTCTGTCATTATCTTAATTGATTGTGTAATGGCATCTTTTCTAACTTTTACTAGTGGATGCTCTGATATATTACCTCTATCACTTCTAACAGTTAAGCCGTCTGTTTCTAATTGCTTACTAGCTAATACAAAAGTATCATAACATCTAGCCAACATATTTAAGGCAGCAGTATCTACATTTTCCATTACTCCAGCTTCTGTAAGGTGGGAAATTACATCTTTCATATAATCCCTAGTTTCCTTATTTAGTCCAGTAGGTAGTTTAAAATTACTCATTATTGTTTTTTCCTTTCTACTGATAACTGGTTTAATTTGTCCTAATAATCTAAATAAATCTGACTATCTTCTAAATCCCATAAGTAAGCTAAATTAGCTATACCTTCTGCATTAACTAAGGTTTCAGCCATCATTTTAGTAAGCTGTTCTACCTTCGTATCATTAGTTTTTATAAATTTGTCTATTCTCATATTTCAATCTATTTAATAAAGTTTAGTCCTCCCATTCTGTTCCGCCCAGAATCTCACTCTTTTAGAGAAAGTTGTGCTACTATTACACCATAGGAGATAATTCTTTAACAACAGCATCTAAATTTAGTCCGTGTGTTGTTCCATTTCTATGTAAATAAGAATGATGCTATTTGCATAAAGCTATAAGATTATTATAATCATAAGCTACTTTTAATCTCATATTTCCAGAGTAGTTTAGAAAGCTATCCTTATGATGTATATCTTCTGCTGGAGTAGTCTTACCTAAAGCTAAGCATATTTCACAAAGTGGATGCTACATTATATAGGACTATCTAAGCTCTTTCCACTATTTACTCTAATAAATATTAGTTCTCTATTCCTTATTTACCTATCTGTTATGATAAATTTTAGAAGCTTTCTATAAAGTAGGCATATTATAGTTATTATTTATAGTTGTTTATATCAATATTCTTATAGCAAATATATATGTAATTAAACTGTATTCCAAATAGTTATAGCATAAATTTATAATATTGAGTATATGCTTATTTATAGTTGATTTTTAAGAAAAGTGTATCACTCAAATACCAGATTTTGACTTAAATTAAAGCCTAAAGTAGTCTATTAAAAATTCAGAAAAATAATTTTTTATTCACTTGGAAACGCTAAAAAAATATTATATATTTGTTATAGAAAAATTAGAGAAAGTGTTTGCAACAATAGATAAACATAATGATTATTTTTTTAGGTTGAATCGAGAAATAGGGCTTTAAGTAGCCCTTTTCTTTGATTTTCAAGGTTACAAAAAAATTACTTTGTTACTTATATAAGCCTAAAAAATGTAACCACACTACAAACACACTTTAGATAGATATTTTTAATTTAACCCTAAAAACTAATCAAAAATGAATGAAATTATTATTAAAGGTGGCTCACACCGTTATTTAAGTGAATTAGATTTATTTAAAAATGGATTACCAGATGGAATTATAAATAAGACTAAGCCAGATGTAGGCGGTACATATTCTGCTGCAAATTGTGATAAGAATTATATTATAGTATGTCCATTTAGAGATTTAGTAGATAGTATAGCAGCAGATAAGAATAATAAATATAATATCTTTAAATGTTATGCTGGAGTATATGAGCCAGAGTTTAGAAGATATTGTAAAGAGAATGAGATTAAGAAAATAGCAGTTACTTATGATAGCTTTAGTAATAAGATATTAAAATGGATAGATAATCCTAATGATTGGTATATAGTAGTAGACGAGTATCATTTATTATTAAGTGAAATGGATTATAGGGAGGATTCAATAACTAAATTATTAGAAACTATTAAGCTGTTTAACCATTATTCTTTATTATCTGCTACTCCTATAGATATTAGTTTTGAGATACCAGCATTTAAGGAATTACCACATTATAAAGTAATCTGGGATGAAACAGAGAAAGTAAATGTAATGAGATATAAGACTACTAAACTTATCACTGGTGTTACTAATTTTATAAATGAGTTTTTAGAAAATGGTCTAAATATAGGTGGTATAGATGTAGAACAGTTATTTATTTTCTTTAATACTGTTACTGGTATAGAGCAAATAGTAAATACTTTAAAGATAAATCCAGAATTGGTTAAAATCAGTTGTGCTAATAGAATCCGTAATAAGAAAATATTAGGAGATTATGAGATAGAGCCAGTAACCAACCCTAATAAAAAGATTAACTTCTTTACAAAGAAAGGGTTTCAAGGTTGTAATATGTTTAGTAATAATGCTTTAGTTGTTGTTGTAAGTGATGGTTACAGAGATACTACCTTAGTAGATATATCTACAACATTAGAGCAAATAGTGGGTAGATTAAGAGATAATAAAGAGTACCATAATATATTTAGAAACTTTATAGTACACTTTTATAGTAATAATAATCATATCTTAGATGATAATGAGTTTAACCAGCTAATGAGTGATAAAGAATCTGATGCTAAACTTAAAATATCTGGTTGGCAAAAAATGAGTAATGAGGAAAGAGATTCCTATAGTAAGGATTTAAACTTAGAAAAATCTCTTATTTCTATAGTTAATGGAGAAATGAAAATTAATGAGCTTAAAAGACAATCATTTATTTATAAGCAGTCAATCAGAAAGCAGTATAAAGATGGGTTTGGTATAAGAGCTGCATATAATAAGAGTAAAAGATTTAGCATATATACTAATCAGCAAATCTGGGATGATTTTAATATTAAAGTTAAGAAAGCTATAACAATTAGCTATAAAGACTTATTAAATGATTATCTATCTACTAGGAGCGAGGAATATTTAACTGATTATCCAGAGTTTGAGAATATTGTTAAATACTTATCAGTAACAGAAATACATACACTCCATTATAATAAAGAAAAAATGTTAGCTAGAGTAGATGATAAAATAAAACTGGAAAGAGTTTACAGAGATATATATGCTGAAATAGGAGCTGGATTCATTAGCACTAAGGATTTAAAAATAATATTTGCTAAGCTCTTTAATAAGTATGGAATAGAACTAAAAGTAAAAGCATCCTTAATAACAGAATCTCCTTACTATGATGCTGTAGAAAAAGTAAAAAAAATAGAAGGTAAACCTACTAGGGGTTATATGATAGATAAAATGAAATTAACCTTTAAAATTTAATCATTATGAACGGATATTAGAAAAGTGAACTTATAGGTAGATAGAAATTATAGTAGTTCTTACTTAGTAAAGGAGTTACTGATATATAGTTTACTAAAGGAGATTATGATAGGATAGATTGTTTCTTTACATATAAAGGTAAAGTAATAGGAGTAGAGATTAAAAATAGAAATCCTAGATATGAAAGTTACGATACTTATATAATGGAGAAATAGAAATTAGATTATATGGATATACTATAGAATAATGGAACTACTAATAACTGCTGGATGGTTTATTTCTTTGGTGATACTATGTATCTATTTAGCTATAGAGATATTAAGAAAATGATAGCAGATAAAATAATAACAGTAGAAAATAAATCATTACCTAATAGTACGGTTTATAAAACTGGAGATATAGATAAAGAAACTTATTTATTACCTAAACAATACGCTAAAAAATACACATTATGAAAAAGACATTATTTATTTTATTAATCACATTGATAACATTAGTAAGCTGCAATAAGTCTAATAACCCATTAGAAACTTATGCTAAAGAAAATAATATAGAGATTGTAGATACAATAGTACAAAGAGATTATTGTGCAATAGATTCCATTAGATACTATGATACTTTGATACTCCAGAAAAGTAATGAATTAGCTAAGAAAGTAAAAGCTAATCCTTATATTAGTAATGATAGCATTATTAAATATAGAAAGTATGGTATAACTCTTCCAAAAGAAGGTAAAGCTAATAGTACTGCTTATTATGGAATAGTTAAAGGTACTACAAAAGTTGTGGGTATCTATGTAATGGATGATGGTAGAATAATTAGTTTTGATACAGAAAAAAATGAGTATATGAGATTACACTGTAGTCGGTTAAATTATATAGACTTTATAGATAGCTTAATATATTAAAGAGTAAAGCCAGTTCCTTATTTGGAGCTGGCTTTTTTGCTATCTTCGAAATGTCTTTCTGCTTGGGCTTCATCTGAATAATATTCTAGTTCTTCATCCCTTAAGTCTTGTTCAAACATATACTCTAATAGGTTTATATCTGTTACTTTACCTATAATACCTAATTCTTTACTCTTATACTCATAAATATTATATAGTGTTGTATCTGCTGTATGCTTAGCAATATACCATATTATTTTATCTATCTCTTTGACTTTGTTTATAAATTCTTCTTTCTTTTCTTTAGGTGCTGTATTGATTAGTTGAATATTCTTTTTAAGATTGCTAGTATCTTTTATTATGGATATGCACTTATTAGATAATGGTAATATATTTATACCGTTATCTTTCATTCTTTCCAACTCTTTTAAACTGTCATAAGCAAATAAAGATTGTAAAGCGTCTGCTTTTGTCTTATCTTCCCCCTCAATAGTTTTTCTTGTTTCGGTTAATTGTTTTGATATTAACTTATTATCATTATGTGCATAAACAGCTTTAACCATTGTATCATCTACGTGTCCTAACAACCAGCATACTTTATCAGCTGGATATCCTTTACCTCTCATTATAGTTGCAAATGTATGTCTTGCACAATGTGAGGATATTATTTTATATATTGGGTTACTTAATGGTCTATCTTGTGCATCCCTATAAGTCCATATACGATTTAGATTTGCTTTTTTAGCTATAAGTTTTATTGCTTCATTATATTGTGGGTCATTATCTAAATTGTCTAGATTAATTCTATATTCTCCAGCTTTTAAACACGTTCTTCCTTTATAGTCGAATATGTAACTTTTTAATTTGTCTAATATCTTTTTTATTTCTTCTGTTTCATAGATGTATGCTGGTGTACTCTCTTTCTGTGTCTTTAACAGTATTAAGTTATCTTCATCTTTGGTATAATTACCCATTATTAACTGTTTAAGGTCTGAAACACGCTGCCCACAACTACACTGTAAAACAAATATATCCCTATATAAGATTTGTTTCTCGTTTAAGTCAGTTACTTCCCCAAATGCCTTTATTTCTTTATCATCTAATGGAAAATGTACTCCTTCCTCCTTATTTTTCTTATTGCGTTTTAAAGCAATATATTTTACTGGTTGTATAGCCAAATCCATAAAATTATTAGTGCAGCATAAGACTTCATTTATTAGTTTTGCAATAAATTGACACTTTTGGTTTATGCTTTCTTTTCCTCCACCCATTTTACCTACTTTAACTTTGTCTGCTTCTGTCTGTAGGTACTCTTGATAATTATTAATTCCTCTTTGTGTTAATAGTTCTAAGTTATCATCTACTTTGCTATCTTTAATGTACTTTTTAAAAGCATTCATCTTATTTTCATATCCTCTTAAAGTAGAAGGACTTAATGATTTAGTTCTACTTATGTAAATTTCTAAAGCACGTTCTAATAAGTCTGTTGCTTTTTCTTTTGTTTCTCTAGGTTTCTTCATATTCATATCTTTATAAATAAAGTTACATAGTTTATCGGTGTCGTTTGGATTGCTGCAAAGATACTCAATATATTCCTTATAATATCCTCTTAACTGGTTTATTTTCTCATTCAGAATATTATTGTTTCTATTGTCAAGTGTCGTTAATGTGTTACTTACTTCTGCTATCTGCTTTTTCTTATTCCATTGACTAGGCAACACCTTTAAGCCAGTAGCAAAATAATGTTGCTTTCCTCCAACATATACCACACAATAAACATTAGTCGGCTTGTTGATTACCTTTGGTCTTCTTAAATTGAAATTACAGCTAATTTCACTAATAAATAATTGCTTTTGCATAATCGGTCATTATGTTTGGTTATTATTACTTGTCATTACCAACTGTCATTATTTGGCAGATTGGGGGCAATAATGACCTACCATAAGCCGTTTATATGCTGCTTGACCCTAATATATGGGGTTTGAACTTTTTAACAAAAAAACATAAATTTGGCAGTGTACTACATTATTTATAATAAATATTCCGTACTTTTGTATCATGATTTA